CCGCTTTGACGAGGACGAAGAAATTGCGTTGTTGCCAAGCGAAATGAGACGCCAACAACGCAAGATGGCAGGAGCTAAATAATGAAAGACCGCATTATTCGACGAGTTCACAAGGGGAAAATTCAATATCACAGCGAACCTTATTTTTCCTATCGGCTGATTAAACACGAAGGAAAAGTTTTTGAGATAAGACCTCAAAAAGACTTTTTAGAAGTTTATAGCCTGAAAGGCAACTTACTCTGCACCGTAACAAAATTAATTCAAAACACAATTGGAGAAAGAAAATGAAAGAACAACTCGCAAGATTTATGGAACAAAAAGGGCTAACCCAAACACAAGTGGCAAAAGCCCTCGGCAAATCTAATGCCGTTATTAGCCAGTATTTAAAAGGCATTTATAAAGGCGTAACCAAAGATATTGACGAAGCGGTGGATCGCTTAATCAAACGCGAAAAAGACAAAGTGGTTGAGCGCAATTTTAACGGCGAATTTGTGCCGACTTACGCAGCAGAACGTTGCATTGATGTGGTGCATATCGCCCACGTAGAAGGCGAAATTAGCGTGGTTTATGGCGCGGCAGGGTTGGGAAAAACCAAGGCATTAAAACAGTATGTCAGCCAAAACCCTGAAACAATTTTTATCGAAGTTGAGCCAAGTTGTAGCCCGAAAGTATTGCTGAAAAACCTCTGTCACCAGTTGGGGCTAAACGAAACCGGTGCAAACCATGAATTGTTTAATCGTATCACCGAAAAATTGGGCGAAGGTCGCTTAATTATTGTGGACGAAGCGGAATTGTTAAGCACGAAAAGTTTGGAATATATCCGCAGAATCCATGACTTGACCGGTTGCGGTGTAGTGCTTGCAGGTATGCCTCGCCTACTCGTGAACTTGAAAGGTAAATACGGCGAATTAGCGCAACTTTATAGCCGTGTGGGCTTGGCTTGTGACTTGGGCAACCAGTTAAGTGAGGACGATATTCATAGACTGGCGGAAAACGGCTTAGGCACGGATGAATTTAACGACATTTTATTTAAAGCCAGCCACGGCAATGCGCGCCGTTTGACGAAGTTGATGCGCGGTGTGATTCGCGTAGCTGAAATGCACGGCAAACAGATTGACGAGAAGTTAATCAACTCTTATGCCGGCATGTTAATCAACTAATTAAACCAAAGGAGCAACCAAATGAGTGAACAAATGAACCGCGTAGCCTATGCGTTAAGACGTGAAGGCGTGCAAATCGTCGAAAGCAAAGACGGCCGTTTCCCGAAAATGGTGATTTTAAATCCGAGCCGTCGTTTACAGGCGAAAGGAGTACAGATGACCACGTTTAAAAATGGGGTACATATTGTGCGAAACGTGGCAAATGAACAAGGCGTCATGGTGTATTGGGGTTAAAAGGGGGTTGAATGCCGAAATATCGTCAAATCTACGCCGTATATCGCGGAGAAGAGAATCTAGGCGACGGCACGGCGGATGAATTAGCAAAGAAATTTAACATACAAAAGAAAACGCTGTATGCGATGGGGTCGGAAGCGATACTCAAGCGCAATAAAGGCAACAGATTAATCGTAATCAAATTAGATAAAGAAGAGGTTTAAACCATGAAAGTGATGATTGAAGGTAAAACATACTGGCGCGACGCAACAGGCGCACTAACACCGGATAATCTCGTGCGCGACATTGATAAAGAGCGTGACGAGCTGGTGCAAGCATGGGCGACAAAAGCAAAAGCATTGAACCGTGACATCGGCGTGTTTAAAGATGGCATTTTTGGTGACATCGGTGCGTTTATTGAACTATCTGCCGAGAAATACGGCGCGAAAGTGGGCGGAAATAAAGGCAATGTCACACTGTTTAGCTATGACGGACGTTACAAAATTCAACGTGCCATCAATGAAAGTTTGCAGTTTGACGAACGCTTGCAAGCCGCCAAAGTGCTGATTGATGAATGTTTGGATGAATGGTCGGCAGGCGCACGTCCTGAATTAAAAGCATTAATTGAACGCGCATTTAAAGCCGATAAAGAAGGTAATCTCAACACATCACGCATTTTAGGCTTACGTCGTGTTGAAATCCAAGACCCACGCTGGTTACGCGCCATGCAAGCCATTAGCGAAAGCGTGCAGGTGGTAAGCAGTAAAGCGTATGTGCGGATATATGAGCGCGTTGGCGATAGCGACAAGTATGTGCCGATTCCGCTGGATGTGGCGGGGGTTTAGATGGTAATGACCTATAACGAATTGTCCGAACTGGCATCAGAAGTAGAACGCGCAGGAGACTTAAGTTATGCCGCTGCACTTTGGTTTAAAGCCGCAGAAATTGCAAGACAGTCAATAAACCAAAACTGGGCAATGACACGCGGTGAATTTTGCCAACACTGGTGGCCAAGAATGAAACGTAAGAAAAAGGAACAAAAGCAAGATGGATGAACGCTTAATACCACTGCTGAGTATATGGGGGTGGGCTAGCTTTGCATTGATTGTGATCTTGCTTGCTTGCAAAGGCCGATAAAGCCCATTTACAGCGCATTTAAGCACGGTTTAAGTGCGCTGAATAATGAGTTTTAGCAATAACAACTAAGGAGCGCGTATGAGCGAAAAAAAAGCCGCCGTCACGGCGCAACTGGCACAGATTATGGAGCAAATAGAGGGTGCGAAAGAAATGTGGCTGGATGATGACGAAAAAGGATGCTTGTTGCTGTTACAGGCGGCAAGTAGGGAGATGAAAAGTGTGGCGTGGAAGATTACGCCGGTGTTGGAGTGAGCATGGCAGAGCTAACAATAGAAGACCTAAAAGTTGGGCATGTTTATTCGGCAAAACGCCCTCAAACATACGGATTCCAACGTTTATTGGGAGATAGACAAATTCTTTGGGTTGGGATGATTTATGACAACAAAGAAGGGTTCGTCCAGGGGTTGCAATATGACAGCCCGTCAGTAAAAGATGGACGACATTATCCGAAAATTAGCGTAACCAAATTTTTAAAATGGGCAGACGCTGACATAACCGAAATAATGCCTAAAGGCGAATGGAGAAAGGGGTAAAAATGAAACCTGAATTTAGATATTTTAAATGTGCATTAAATGTTGAACCGGTGAAATCGCTAGACCAAAAATGGCGATCAGAAGGCGAACAAAGGGACGAAAAGTTGGATGCTATTTTTGCAACTATCCCTTTTTATGAGTGTTGGCGAGGTGACGAAAATAGTATATGGGGCATTGTTTGCGATTTAGATAATCCTGAATTTGCAAAAATCAAAGAGGATAAAACCTATAAATTTGAAATGCTTGCCGGTAAGAAAGTGAGTATTACCGGCAACAATCGCACCAAAGCTGGCAAGGCGTTTAACGCCAAAATCCAAGCCATTAGACAAATACTCATGAAATACCCAAGTTTTAATGATTTTATGCTTAGACAACTAAAACTAGCTTGCTGGGTACTTGGAGAGCGCACTGGCTATGTGTCCGTATGTGGTGTTGCAAGTGGACACTTTATTGTGTCAATACCGGTTAAATCAGAGGGCTTTGGTGGGGATGACTTCCCGTCAATCCCTGAGTGTTTAACGGAAATCAAACAAAGTGAATTTTTGATGTTACAAGGAAAATAAAAATGAGCATATTTATCACGCATGGCAATCGTTTAATCGACTTTGCCAACCCACAAAATAGCGACATTCATATTGATGACATTATTCATCATTTAGCAATGATTCCGCGTTTTGGAGGCAAATTAGATAGACATTATTCAGTTTTAGATCACAGCGTTTACGCCGCAATGATTGCAAAATCGTATATGAAAGCAGATGAAGAAACAGTATTCGCCGTATTAATGCACGATGCGCAAGAAGCTTATTTAGGAGATGTGCCAACGCCGCTTAAAAACTTACTACCCGAATATAAATTAATCGAGAAAGAATTTGAGCGGGTTATCCAAAATCAATTTGGCATTAAGATGACGGCCAAAATGAAAGAACTGGTAAAAACCGCTGATTTATTAGCGCTAAAAGCAGAGAAGAATGCTTTTATTAATACGCCACCGGAACTCGAAGGACACTGGAATTTTTTATACGGTCTTTATAGTGTCCCTGTCTCGCCGGAAGACTGGTGTGATGACAGTAGAAGACAATTTAAGAATGCTTTTAACTACTACAACAAAACTTTAAATTTGGGACTTGAGGAGATTAAATAATGAGCGAAAACAATGGATGGATTAAGTGTTCGGAGCGGTTGCCTGAGCCATTTGATACAAGTGAAGAATCACGCAATTCTAACAATAGACACTTAATTTATTACACCGAGGATGGTGTGTATTGGTTTGTTGGTTTTAGATGGTATTTATTAGATGAAAAGGTAGATGAGGAAGGTGGATTAATCCCTTATTGGGAATTGGACGAATTAGGAATGATAGACATAGAAATTGAAGTGTCACACTGGCAACCATTACCACAACCACCAATCGACTAAAACCCATTTACAGTCCATTAAATCTCCCCTACCCCCTCTTTACAAAAGAGGGGAATAAGTTAGATGAAGTGGGCTGAATAATGTGTTTTAAACCTAGTTTAAAGGAGTTTTAAAAGTGAAATTATGCCGTTGCCCGGTTTGCCATAGCGACATCCATTTGGACGCTCTGTTGGAAGATGATGCGGGGCGTGAGATGTTAGGGATTATCACTAATTTAAAAGGCGACAATGCCCGTGCGTTGGTGAGTTATATTGCCCTATTTAGACCCGAGAAAGCGGCGTTATCCAACGGCCGTGCGCTGAAATTAATGCGTGAGGTGTTGGATATGTATCAGCCGAGTCCGTTGTTATCCCATGCGCTCATGGAAACCACAAATGGCGTGATGAAAAACCGCCGAGAAACCCGAAATGTAGTGGCGCTAACCAATCATAACTACCTAAAAAAGGTGTATGAGGGGGCTAAACCGTTATTTGCCGTGGTGCGTAACGAAGGAAAAAGTGCGGTGAAAAATGTGGAGAAATTGGCAGAAGACAAGCGTACAGACGCAATACAATACATCGAACGCTATGCAGTAATTGGAAAATTAGAATATGTTGAGAAAACACCAGAATATCTAATATGGAAAGCATGGAAAGAGGAACAAAATGCAGCCACAAACCCGTAAACAGATGATCCAGAAAGTCCACATCGGTAAAAGCATGCTTAAAATGACCGATGACCAATATAAACGCTTTTTGTTGGATACCGTGGATAAACACAGTTGCACAGTGATGACAGACGCGGAATTAATGCAGGTGCTCCGTGCTATGACAGCCAAAGGCGTGGTATTTAGCGCGAAAAATGCGCCAAAACGCCCCACACCCAAAGCGGATAAAGCACAATATTTAGCAAAAATCACCGCACTTTTAACTGAATACGGCCTGCCGCAGAGTTATGCGGATGGGATTGCCAAAAAGGCGTTTAGTGTGAATTTTGTGCATTGGCTCGAAGTGTGGCAACTGAAAAAAGTGGTGCAAATGTTGTCGGTGTATGACCGAAGAAAACAGAAAGCTAAAAATTAGTTGCATAGCAATAAATTAAGCGTAAATTAAAGGCTCCTATGGAGCCTTTTTTATTGGAGAAAAATAATGAAAAAACTATTAATTGCTATGGTATGTGGCTTAATTTCTGTTTCGGCCTTTTCAATGACAAATAAAGCCAAAGACGAACTACAAAAAGCCTTTAGCGGTGATTATCAAACTATGCGTAATGTAGCTTATGCAATGAAGGAAGGTTCTTTCGGGCATGATAAGAACCCTATCGCCGGGTGTGCTTTCCGAAAACTGATTTTAATCGTTAATCAGGATAAAACGGATGCAGGCGATTACGGCAATGAATATGTGGAATGCAAAGCGTTATCACCGAATGAATCAGAACAAGCGTGGAAAATGGCATTACAGTTACTGCCACAAGTGTTGCAACTAAAACAATGAATAATTATTCAGCCCCATCGATTAAGTTGGGGCTTTTTTATGTTCTGAAACGTTCAGGAACGAACAAATATAAACAAATAAGGATAAATATGCACGTATAACCGCCTAAAACGGGTCAAATTTACGTTTTATTTTGCATTAGTATAAAAGATTGGGATCCGTGGAAAAGTCGCTATATGGGCTTTATATTGGATAATTTGATCAAAAACAATAACTTACGCTTGCTTTTGTTTAAAAAAGGATCTAATATAACAATATCTAGTGTGTGTATTTGTTTTATACCACTAGATATAGGGAAGCCCAGCCAGTTTGAGCTGATTGGGCTTAATAATTCGGGATCACATTCTCACGACCAATGACCATGTGATTCCATTCAACACAAGACCCCTTGTATATAAACACAGGGTTGTATAAATTTTTCTTGACTTTCTAAAAGTCGAGTAAGATTTTACGTAAAAAGCTGGTTTGTTTCAAGGGGTTTTTCCATTTATAGGTAAAACTATGGAAAAAACATCCGTAAAAACCCCGGAAAAAACATCCGTACTTGATGATATTGAAGGCTTTACACGTTGTGAGGCACGCTATACCCGTAACAAGGATAAGAGCGAACGACGTTTAATTTATGCCAAAGATTATGGTCGAGAATACTGGATTTTTCCTAAAAAGTCGAAAAAACCGAAAACGACAAAACATTAATCCCAAATCCCGCCCCGTGCGGGATTTTTTTTATCATATTTTTAGGTGTAGAAACCTGCTTTTTAAAATTTCCGTGTGATAATCCGCCTAAAATGGTCATATAGGGGATTTTATGCAGTCTAAGTTTGAAAGTGTCGCCGACTATCTGCCTGAAATTGTATTGGAAATGGTGGAACTAGTCGGGTTTACGGATGTAGAGAAGATTATTAATCAGTTCGGTGGGGCTACGTTTCGCTTTACCGATGGAGCGGTGTATTTTCCGCGACTAAAAGCACTCATCGGGCTTGAAAGTGCGGTCAAATTGCGTCATTATTTTCAGGCGGAAGAAGTGTATATTCCGCGTTGTGAAGCCGCCCTGCGTTTGTTACGCAATGAACGCTTGAAGGCAGATTTTGACTACATCACGCAAACTGAAAAGAAAAGCGGACGCACGGCAATGCTTGAGCTTTGCCCGAAATATCGTCTTTCCGACCGCCAAGCGTGGGAGATTGTGCGCACGCAACAAACTCCGCAATATCAACAAGCCGCCTTGTTTTAGAATTACAGGGTGTGTGGAACCTCCTCCCCCACCCATTCGACCCCATTTAACACAGAATACCCTCAATCATATCAACGATTGAGGGTATTTTTTTATGTCTTTATCTTTCAAACAAATTTTTGACCGTCTTATCGGGCATGAGGGCGGTTACGTCGATGATCCACGTGACCCGGGCGGCGAAACCAACTGGGGTGTCACTAAACGCACCGCGCAGGCGAATGGCTATACCGGCAACATGAAAACCATGACGCGTCAACAAGCCTACGAAATCTATTACCGCGCATTTTGGTTGCGTTACAACTGTGAGCAAATGCCGGATGCCGTGGCATATCAATTTTTTGATGCAGCAGTGAATCACGGCTTTGGCAATGCGAGCCGTATGTTACAGCGCGCAGTTGGCGTGTTAGATGACGGCATTATCGGTAAATACTCTCTTGAGGCCATCAATCGCAATCCAATCTCTGACACGTTAATGGTGTTAAACGGCGAACGCCTGAATTTTTACACCCGATTAAAGAACTTTGACCGTTTTGGCAAAGGTTGGGTGAATCGTGTGGCACAAAACTTGAGATATGGAGCGCAAGACAATGAAGTTTAAGTTTTTAGGCGTATTTAAGCGCATGTTTAGTTGGTTTGGCACGAAAGGAAAACAAACCAAATACCAGCCGCACTTTTACAGTAAAAATGCGTGGAGTTATGTCGTGCGTGGGAAAATGACACCTGCGGTAGCCTTAATGTTGAGATTAACCGCATGAAGAAATTTTTTGAACTCTTTACTAACGATAATGGGCGCGCCAGTACTACAGGCTTTATTCAGTTTTTTGGCTTTTTAGTGCTTGCCGGTGTGCTTGTGTATTCGGTCTATCTCGGTCGTGACAATGCGACCGATCTCTATTTGTATTTTGCGTTTTTCTGTGGCGGGTCGGCAGCGACAAAAGGCGCAGTGATGGCATATCAGTCCAAAAACAAACGCAATAACAATCAAAACTATCAACCACGGCAACGTCAAGATGACGATGACGGGTATCAAAGACCTGGTCTGTGAGGTACAAAATGAATCTATTGCATATTTTAATGACCACGCTAGGAACTGCTCTATTGTTGTTTTGGGGACTTTGGCGCAGAGCAAAAGCTAAAACGGCTAATTTAGAGCAAGCTAAAAAACAACTCGAAACACAAAATCAAGTGTTACAAACCCGTGTGAATAACCAAAAGGAACGCAGAAAAAATGAAGAAAACGCTAATAGCAGTACTCGTGACGAGCTTATTGACAGCATGCGGGAATCAGGCGACCTGCGTAATTAATACGGCTTGCGATGGCTTTGGCAAAATCTATGCCAGTCGTCAAGATACCACCGAAACCTTACGCCAAATTAAAGCACACAACGACACATGGCGGGCAATCTGTGGGGGCGAGAATGGAACTACACATTAACGGCATCATGGTGTTTAACGCGTTAGTGTCCATTGCGGTATTTTTTATCGGGCTTTGGTTTAAGCGGCTGGATGGTGAATTTAAGCAGTTACATGACGAGGTTGACCAAGTGAAACGGGATTATCTCTCGAAAGAAGTGGCGGGCATCGTGAATAAAAACGTGATGGATAAACTGGACGCCATCACCAAGCAGCTTAACTCAATCACCGAAAAACTCGACAAGAAGGCGGATAAATAATGTCGGCAAGAGAACAAAAGCGGTTGGAACAGAAAGCCGAACAAGCTAAAACCAACCAAAAGTTAGACCAAATTTTAGATTTAACCCGTGAAGTTAGTCGCAAAATCGACAAGCTGGACGACCGCGTGGACGATATTGACGCCCGTTTAAAAATGTTAGAAACCCGCATGGATAAGTTGGGCATTAAATCCGTGATGGCGGGCGGTTTAGGCGGTTTAGTGGTATCGGTTGGCTTTGAGTTAATCAAAGCGAAATTCGGGGGCTGATGATGGCACACGATGAAAAAGCCAAGGCGTATGTGCGCCGTTACTATGTGTTTGACT